AGATAAAAGTAAGATGAGTGAAGATAGATGGGATATAGTAAGGATTGATGAACCAAGTGGAGATAGTGATAGTGAATTTGATGATTAATAATAATCATCATACCAGAGACGCTTCGCGTCTATGATGAACCAAGAACTTTAGGACCTGTGCACAACACAAGATATTCAATAGAAAAAGAAACAGTAGTTTGCTGATCTGAAGCAGAGAGATTACCGTTATTATAAGAATGTACAAAAGGAACAAATGTAGCATTACGCTCAGGTGTATTAGCTGCAATATCTTCCGAGTAAAGTTGAACGAATTTACCACCAATTTGATCCTGATTATCTTTGATATCCTTAATTTTAAAGAATTTCTTAGCAGACCAACGCATAGTTAAAGTTTTCTTAAGTGAAATACCAGGTGCAGGAACGAACATATGCATCTTGTAAGCTTTAGTTTCACGCATGGTATCTATATCACCAGAATTAGGTATAAGAGTAGTAGGCTCGCCGTCAATAATAGCTACACCAACGTAGTATGGAGAAGTTACGGCATTTTTAGCCCAAGTAAATGTAGCTGATGCTTTAGCAGATATAACAGTATATTTATCATAGAATGCTGCCCATTCATCATAACCCATAGGTTGGAATTGGATAGGATCTGATGGAGTACCCGATGTAGTAAATAATGGATTATTAAGTCGCGTGAGTGACATCTTAAATTCCCCATAAGGGGATGATCCTGATGGTGTGTATAATGTATGATAGTTAACTTTCATTCTGACAAGTTGTGTTTGTGGAAAACCAATAGGTTTATAAAAGTTGACTCGTCTGAGCAATCCAGATTGAGGCATTCGAGAAGAGACGGTTCTATTCCATTGACCCCCTGCATATTTTAACGTTGTTATCTTCCGGGTAGGTCTTCCGGACTTGTAAACCTTGACTACTTTCTTATTCTTAGCGCGCGGCATTTTTAATAGAAAAAAAAATATTAAAGAATTTTTTTTATATAAAATGGCTGCGACTGGATTGACCTCGTCTGGGGCGAAGGGGGGTAATACTAGACCCCCTTCGTCTAAAAAATGGTGCTTTACTTTCAACAATTATTCTGATCATTTAAAAAAGTATGGCTTCGATGGCCTGGATAATTTTGCGGCGCGTTTACATAAATGTGGTTTGTACGTGTTTCAACAGGAAAAAGGTGAAAGTGGAACGCCACATCTCCAAGGATGTATATACTTCGACAAAGCGTGTAGGCCTATGGAAACGATTAAGATTAAAGAAATCCACTGGGAAAAATGTAAAAACTGGGATGCAAGCTTAGTTTATTGTACAAAAGAAGAAGGTAGAGATGGTAAGATATTTACAAATATTGATAGTCTAAAAGACCCTGATTATATTCCTGAGATATATGGTTGGCAAGTAGATTTAGAAAAAAAAATATTAAAAGAACCAAATAGAAGAACAGTTATGTGGTATTGGAGTAGAAAAGGAAAAGTAGGTAAATCAATTATGGGAGAATACTTAGTTAAAAAACATAAGGCATTAATGGTAGATGGTAATCCATGTGATATGAAATTTATGTTAGCTGGTATGAGAATTAAACCCAAAATATGTATATTAGATATTTCAAGAGATAGTGGTAAACCAAGTTACTGTGGTATTGAGAGTATTAAAAATGGTGTATTTTGCAGCAGGAGCTGTTCTGCGAAATATCAATTTAAAAACAAGAAATAAGACGGGAGGCAATCCGAGAGAAGATATACGTTAGTAGTCTCTCGGTGGTTCTCCCCGAAGAAATTGTCCGCACAACTCCTTAACAGGATTGCGAAAAGGCGAAGTGAATGTTTACACTTAGGCTCAGAAAGCGCGCTGAGAGATGGACTAAAGGGTCGTAAAGCCGATAAAACTGCTCATGTGTCCATATTTTGCACAAGGAGTTTCGATGCTCGATATTTCAAGAAATTTACCGAGCGTTGCTTATAGTGTTGATATTTTTCTTGTCATTGTATCTGCACTTTAAAATGGAAGAAAGTCTCCGTTCAAGTCTAAGTCATTTGTTCTGAGCAAAATTGGATTGTGGTGTCCGCAATCGAAAAAAAAATCTAGCATACAGTAAGAACTAAAATACCATGGGAGGTGAGTTGTGCATCACAAGTCCTACAAGTCTGTAGTTTGATTATTTTAAAAACCCCAAGAATTAAAAACTCTTGGGGTTTATTTTTTATACCTGTTCTGAAGTAATATCCCCGCCAGCCACAACCTCCTTGGCTATATTATCAGCATTTTCATTAGCCTTAACCTCGGCTTCCATATCTGATTTTTCTTTAGCCTCTTTTCTTATTTTTTCAAATTCGTTATTGGCTCCCATTGGGTGTCTTTCGGAGGCTGTCTGTACCGACATTATTCCAGCCAACACCGATTGACTAAGTATTGTTGTCTGCTCTGCTATGTTTTGGTGCACATAAACCTCTATATCTCCCCTTACATCAAAAGCCTCATACTGGGCTGTTTTTTCGGTTTCTATGCCATACCCATATTTGAATAATTCTACGCAGTCATCAATAAAGTAATTCCAAAATTTGGCATCTTCTAAGGCCTTTTCCACAGCCGGAGAGTACAATAGCTTAATAGTTACTCCGGGCAAATCCCCTCCTTTCACCTCTGGGGGCTCCACCGAAAACGAATTTGTAAATATATTCTGGCGCAAAATCTTTAGCTGCAATTCAAACGACGAGCTTGCGTCAGCTCTTTCAAGAAATTTAGCTTCTGAGTCTTTATCTCCTGTAATAAGCCCAACCCCTCCGTCTCCTCCTGCTACAGCATTTATTTGTTCGCCTTTTAAAAATAATATCCTAAATGCGTAAGCCTTATTGTTCTCGCTTAAATTAGACACAGCAAGCTCGTACTTGTCAATTGAATCTTGGGCTAGACTCCAGCAAGCTCCAACCGCATTCCTTTTATACGCTACTGGGATTCTTTGGAATCCATGAGATTTTGGCTCTCCAACTAGAGTCCAACCATCAAATCCAATAGCCTCTTTTACTTTTGTAACGAAATTATTTGTCCTTTGATATGTAGTTATATTTCTTTCATCCCAAACGTCCAAATACTCATTTACTACAGTAACCCCATCGCTTCCGTAAGACTTATACTGCCTTCCGAAAAGATTTAGTTTACCTGTAAATCTATCATAGTGAGGGTATAATACTTCTCCATTTTGATATGAAAATGTCTTATATCCAACAGCCCCGTCTTTTAAGTAGAAACACATTGCAGCATCTCCTGTAATAGCTTCTGATTTTCCACAGGCGAATAATCCTTCTTCCATATTCTTTTTAGCCCAACCTTGCTTAAAATCGCGCATTAAAAAATCTTGCGCTTCTGTTGGGTTTGGGCTAGAATTTATAAACCTAATCGGATTACCCCATAAGTGAGTTAACCTTTTCGTAGTTATTACGGACTGGAATGCAAAGGCGTTGCGCTCTACATAATGAATGTATGTTCTTTTTTGATCATCTGTTTTAAGCCTATCCATATAATATCGCTTATCCCAAATTTTATGTCCACTAGGATCATATTCTCTAAGAAAATCATCTTGTGTAACTATCTGATATGTAGCATTACTTGGAGCGACTGAACGAAGCGAACCGTCATCTCCGTATATATTCCAGCTAGAACCAAGAACATCTGGGTTAATCCGTTTGAACGGCTCCTTTAATAAAATCTCTTTTGGGGTCATATTATATTATTTATTTGTTATATTCCTACTAGCATCCCTATATTACCAAAACTTCTAACTTTATCTGGTATAGCTTCTACCATAAAAGCGCATTCGATAAAGTCAGGCGAGTGCCCTATGAGCTCTTTCATTGTTGCCTTTGTTATTATTTCCCACTTGCCATTATCTGTTTGCTTTCTTTGCAGAGCTTTAGATTCTTCTAAAATTCTATCGCCCCAAGTAGTAGAATAGTCGCCTTTTCTTTTTTCTCGGCTCCATTCTTTTTGGGTAATTACAATTTTCCTTTCTACAACTGACTTAGCTACAGAGTATTTACCCGCCTTTATGTTTTCGATAAATTTTTCAGCACACTCAGATTTTAAACAGTCCCATACTTTAGGATTTGAAGATTGTGATTTATTGTTAAATGGTATTGCTTTTGGGAAGTGCCCTTCTAAGTAGAGTCCAATACCGTTATAGTCGTAGGCGAAATTCTCCTCTCTAATTGAGTGTTTGTCAAGAAACTTTTTGACTAAAGTAGCGGCAGTTGTGCTATCTATTCCGCAGAAATATTCCATGTCGAATAAATGCTTCCCTCTCCACGCCTTTAATGTGAAAAAGTCTCTACTGAGTGCAACGTCACAAGTTGCTTTTAATACCTTCCCGTCCGTCTGCTCTATATTGTCGAACCAAAGCTCCTCTATCTCTGTAGTAGTTATCTGTACATCACTTGATTCATCAGAACCCCAAATACCGTTAACGTCTTTCAGTGCCTGAGCCGAGCCGCCAGTCGCAACCTTTCTTAAATATCCGGGGTCTAATAGATTCAGGATTTTATTCTCCATAAAATCCCCCTCGATGAAGCTAAACGAAGATATTAAAGATTCGTATCCTCCTT